GCATATAGCTTTGTGCACAAACGTGACTGGCTTTCGCCCGAGATCTACCTAGGGTCTCATGTTATGTTGTTGGTTGGTTATTCGACATCAAATTTGTACTTATCGAAGTAAGCACGGGCAGGTCCTTGAATGAGTTCTAAGTTGGGATTCAAGATTGTAGCGTTAAGTATGACCTCCAACTCATAAGTGTCAGATTCATACGTACGATACAACCAATCATCGAACTCGTCAGAGTGGACGAGAACACGCTCATTCTGGATAGCTTCTACTATGCTATCAAGGCTGTCATATCCGGATGTGCGTGTGAACCAGGACAGTTCATCAAAAACAGGACGCACATCAGCAACCATGTTGTAACGTCGGAGGAAAAAGTCACGCAGCCACTTGACATGACGGCACTCGAAAGCATAAGATAATGCTTTGCCGGCCATATAGTCTTCGTCGCTGCATTGAGCATTACTTGTTCCCCTGGCGTTAAAACGAGCGATCATTTTGCCTATCAACGGCACCATACAAGGTGTTGCTGTATTGAGTATGATGCGACGGCTGAGAAAAGTTGCTTCGCCTTCCAATTTGGGTTCTTTGCCCTTGAGGACCATTTTAAAAGTGGCGACCTGTGTCACCCAAAGTTTGATGTCAAGACGTTGGTTGAGTCGAGCCAATAAGTCGTCACCGAGCACCAAAGCTTTGCCTGTGCGTTTCTGCCATGTGCAAACCACTGCAAACATGGTGGAATTATAAAGAGTGTTGCGCGGAGTTGTGTTCGTAGTTCCTGTGGGCAACTGGTACTTCAACTTGGCGCGAAAACCAAAGTTGCGGGATTGTACAATGTAATGCTCTAACTCCAGGTTGAGCTTTCTGTACCAGTTAGGCATGCCGAGTTTTTGTAACCAGCAATCATAAATGAGTGCTACCCGACTGCGTTGCTCACGATCATTGCGTGAGAAATCTCCTTCGACAGTGTGTGTGTATTGGTCATCAAGAATAAATTCCATAAGCTCCACATCAGTTGTTTTGTAAGCTGCTTTGACCTTTATGGGGCCAACTTTGTGACCAGATGTGAAGTGGCAAAAACGTTCCATCACGACCATGGCAGCCGGGCCAGTGATTGTGTTGAAAGCGTCGTTGCCAGCGTAAATTATTCTTGGAGCCCAAGTGTCGTCATTGCGCTTCATGAGTGTTTCTTGTTTGACAGACAAATCTTTGGTACCAACATACTTGTAAGTTGAGAGATCCACATTGGCATAAGCATCGGACATGCGTTTTTGTTTGTGAACATCGAATTTGTTCATCCATCTGCTGCGGTCGTGGTCGTTGTCATCCCAAGATTCGAAAATGTTAGGGAGAGCATTGATTATATCTAATGCTGCGTGGAATGACTTATCACTTATGTCGTCATCTACGTCTGCTTGTGCAAAATTGCATCTTTTATTGAAAGCAGCGAGGAAAGATCCAAAATCGTTTGACGTGACTACAGGAATATGATCAGCGATTAAGCCACCTAACTGATTGACAGGGTTAGGCGCTTCTTCATATGAGTGTTTACCATCACTGAATTCATAAGGCACGTTAAACGAAAAGTCCCTAACTGGCACGACTTTTAAGCGTCCATTTTGAGGATCTTCACACCGAGCACCAACGTGTTGTAAAGTTATGTTGGCATGTTTGAGCACAGCGTTTCGATTTCTCGTAACGTGGCTTTGTCGGCGGGGCATAGTGGTTCTGTTGGTTGGTTGTTGTTGTTATTATTGTTAGTTGTTGTTGTTGAAGTGGGTAGTGGTTT